GTTTGATTTTTTCTGATGTCTTAAAGTCAATGACTGCAAGTTCACCTTCGTATTCTGCAATACAATCTACTCTGCCCGCTAATCCAAGATACTGAGAGTAGAGTGTACGTTCAATTGCATGAATATTATTTATCTTATCAAGTTCTGGTTTGAGATGGTAGAACATAAACTTTGTCAGGGGTTGATAATCATCCCAGTTTAGTTCTTTATTTTCCATATAGTCTTGGCAGACTTGGTGGAAGTCAGTTCCTCTTGTAGTTGCCCTTTTAGTAATACGATTTGCTTCTTCAAGTCCAACACGTTCACGCCACTTTACAAAGATTTGACGATTATAAAAAGAAGTTACTGATGTAATAGAAGGCACCCAATCTCCATTAGGTAGGTTATAGAGACGGATGCTTTCTGTAGTTTTACATTCTAGTTCAATGTCACCGAGATAATTATGATGAATAAAACTCATACATTTAATTCCATTTTTGCAAGAATATATTCTTTAACTAGTCCAGAACGAACAATATCTTCTGCGCCAAATTCTACAATATCAAATGAAGGCATAATACGTAGAATTTTCATGAAGTCAACAATCCCATTCTTTTCATTTGATTTAATCAAATCTGATTGAGTGGCATCACCACAGAACATGATCTTACTATTCTCACCAACACGAGTGATGATTGAATCAAGTTCGTGGAAATTTAAGTTCTGGAATTCATCTACAATAATGATTGCATTGTCCAGAGTAGTTCCGCGAATAAAAGAAGTACTCCAAAAACTAATCGTTCCTTGAGTTTTGAGGTTTCCATATAGCATTTCAAATGCAGAATCATCAGGCATTTCAAACATATACTTCACCATGTTCTTATAAGGAATCTGATAAAGTGAAGACTTATCTTCATGGTCTCCGGGAAGAAATCCAATTTCTCTTGTTGCTACTAGAGAACGAACAATATAGATCTTTTCATATGGCGATCTTTCATCAAGCACATCTCTAAGTGCGTTGTACAGCGCAATAAAAGTTTTACCAGTGCCCGCACAACCATAAGCAACAATGTTTTGATCTAGTTTATATGATCTAAAAAATTCTTCTTGATTATCAGTTAAAGGTTCAATCGCCTTCATGATATCAAGATTGATTGGCTTCTTACGTTTCATCTGCCTATTACTCATTCCAAATGGAACAGGATTTTGAGGAGAATTTCTTTTTTTCGTTGGCATAATTATGTCAGAGTGGTTTTACATTAGATCCTGGAACTTTTGATGCTTTGTGAAGAACATCGTTCCATCCAGGATGTGACTTTTTCAGTCGGTCATAGACTTCTCCTAGATCTCCTGATGAAGGACAAGTAGCAGGATCAGACCAATCTCTATCCCAATCAGGATTATTTTCTTTCCACTGGGACCAATCGTGAACACTCATTGTCACTTCTTTTTGTTCACCAGTTTGTTTGTTAATAACAGGATATGTTGCCATATGTTACATAAAAATATAGGAATATTTATTCAATAGTAATAGAAGGTGCATCATTACACTCAGAGCATCCTTCACGAGTCCAACCAAGTGCTTCAGATACTGCAGGAAACTGACAAGTAAAAATGCATCGTACTAGTTCTGCAATCTCCATGTGTTCCTTCTGTGTGCCATGAGAAGAACGCAAATCAATGTAATGGATCCATGACCTTACAGAACCGGTCATATAGAGGCGTGTGGGCGTCGCTAAGGGCAGTACAAACCTTGCGCACTCCTTTGCCACTCCTTTCTCCAGAAGGCGGTTGTAGAGGCGTAGACCATGCTCAAAATGAACGCGAATATCTTCTGTTAAAGTCAGTTTCAAATAATCAGGAATATCGTCAATGGAGTTCTGGCGATTCTTTGTATCCTGCCTACGTAGTTCGGGAAGAGGAATAGTTTTATTCAGCAGATTTGTGTCTGCATATCGTTGTGAAAATTCTTGATATGTAAAACTTCTATGTCGGAGAATTTGAGCCGCAATACCACGAGTTGTATTGATCTCTACTGTCATACTTGCTTGTTCAAAGATGCTCCAGTGTTGATGTTGAATACAATACTTGAGCAGTCCAGAGAACTTTTCATTCTCTTGATTAGCAGGATTACTTACCCTTGCACAGTATGCCATATGCTTCTCTGCATCAGGAGTAACGCTAATGAGTTTTACTTCTGGTTTCATAAACTCAAATTCAGTCTGGGTATCCATCATCGTCTCCATCATAAAATACTTCGTCGTAATCGGTAATGTAAGGTGCTATTTCTTCGTAACTTGTTTTGTACGAATCTACATCAGAATAGATCTCTGACTTCAAACATTCTACCAGAGATTCAAGGTTTCTGACAATTAGCTTAAGCTTTTCTCTATCCATGTTTTATTAACCCTGACAAAGGTAATTATACACAAAAAAAGAGGGGGAGTCAAGTCCCCCTCTGAATCATTTTGCTGCTACTAGAGTAGCAAGAGATGCTTGTTTACGCCTCTCTTCCTTTTGCTTCTGCTCTTTAATGAGTTGAAGCGCATTGAGTTTTTTCATCACTTGTGTCCCTCCTTTACAAACTTAACACCACGATAGGTTTCGTTGTATTGTTGGGGTTGTTGCATCATCTGCTGTTGATACTCTAAACGCTTTTGCGTATCGTATTCAACTCCGCGATAAACTACTTTAGACATTAGGGTTCTCCTTAGTTTTTTAGGTTAAAGAGCGTTCCTTCAGTCGGCGTTTGCGTTCGCTATTTGCGAATAGCGAATGAACGATCCGTTCCGCGTCGGCTTACTTCCGTCTGATAATACAGATGAACGTAAGGTCATTATAGACCTGTTAGTATAGTTATGCAAAAACTTTTGTAACTTTTGTTACAATTTAATCTCTCTGTCTCCAATCATCTGGTTTATCACCAGAAAAGAAATCAATTATATCGTCTACGCTATTGAATCCTGTTCTATGATTTGAAGGATCTGGATCTCCAAGATCTAGTTGATTCATAAAATCATCAAGACCACCTTCCTGCATATTAGGATTAGCAGCACGTCTTCTTGCTTGTCTTAAAATAGTCGCAGCAGAACGATTTGCTTTGGCAAGTTTTTCTGCCCAGATCATTTCACTTAACTCTACAGATTCGCCCATCACAATTCTCTCACAGATTGCTTCAAGGCGAAGGCGGTATTGAGTAGAGAGCATATACTTCTCCAGATATAGTGTATTTATTTTATCGCTCAATATAGCTTAATGTATGATCTTTAGCATAGAGTTGATGGATGATCATATCACATCCTATCTTAGGATTACAATCACCACAGGTATAAACATCTACTGCTGCTTTACCTTCCTCCGGCCAAGTATGAATACTGATATGACTTTCAGACAACAAACAAAGCACAGTAACTCCTTGTGGTTCAAACTTTTTTGAGATAGTTTGAACCACAGTAGCACCACTTGCTATTGCAGCATTTTCTAGTAGATCTATAAGACAACGCTCATCGTCCAAAAGGACAAATGAGCATCCATACAAATTAAGTAGATAATGTTTCCCCATTCTCTTTTGCTTCGCTAATCAATGAACTTATAATCTCTTCTGTGCCGTCCATTGTTTTGATAGCAAACAGAGATGATTTTTGGTATTTTTTTATTTTTTTATATTTTTTTAGAAGTTTTTGAATTTCGTTTTTATTAATCGCAACTTCAATATTTTCTTCACTAAAACCTTCACTCATCTTTTTTTCTTTTTCTCAGGTTGTTTGTATCCCCAAATTTTAGGGTTAGTTCTACCATATCCAAAATCAATTTTTTGAATTGCATCAGGACCATATTTGTCGTAATACATGTCAAAAATACGAACTCTACTTCCTCTTACAAGATCAATACACTCTTCGTCTTCATCAGAATACCATATTAAGTATGCATCAGAAGGAAAAGATGAATCTTTTGCCTGAGCAAGTGTTGTCTTTTGAAGAAGAATATCGCACCCATAAGAGGCAGGGCTATTAGTACTTTGTTCTATTTTTTTCTTAGACATAGTATTCTCCTGCCTGTTTCCTACAAAATCACGAGTAGTGCTCATGAACGA